GGTTTCTCGCGCCGCGCCCTCATCTCCGCACCAACGGCTCGATCATCGAGCACCGACCCGGAGCCACCGCAACGCGGACAGGCACGGCAGTTGCGCGATGTGGGCGGATTCATTCTGCGCTCCATGCGTCCATTTCTCCGTCAGCCGCCGCCTCTGGATCTTCGGAAAGATTAGGCCGGTCCATTGAACTCATGTAGCGCGCCACGAAGTCGGCCTCGACGCCACGCTCGATCATTCTGTTGCCGAAAGCGCGCAGCCATGCGATCTCCTCGTCCGGCAGTTCCTTCGACCCGGAGCCACCGCAACGCGGACAGGCACGGCAGTTGCGCGATCTCGGCGGCACGTTACTCATGCCCCTCCCCTCTTCGTGGTAACGGACCGCACTCCCGGCGCATGCATTTCTCTGGCTCCCTGCACTCGGCAACGGTTCCGAACCATCGACAGACCAAAATTCTGAGTAGTCGTCTCATATTCGATCCTTTGAAAAAGTGAGGGGATTGTCGGCTCCTGCTCCCCTCGGTACAGGCAAAGGACGCTCCGGAACTAAGAAAGCTCGCGAGGCGCGGTGGGAATTCCGGTGCCTATAGCCGACTTACAGTCGTGGCAGCCCACTTGCAGAGCCAGTATACCAAAGTCAGCTTTTCATGGGCCAGTTTTTATTGACCTCCAACAGCTTTTCGAGGAAGTGCTGCGCCTTTCGCAGATCTTGAAGCCCACCCTTAGTTCTCCAGCGAAGCACATACTTGAAGATCTGCGCTTCCATGTACGGCATGTCGTTTTCAATCACGAAATCCCAGTGCTGCATTTTGGATTTGTAGTGGTCACCACCTACCTGTCGTTGATTGGGGTTCGTTGTGAGTTTCTTCATGATAATCCTTAGTTAATGGTCGGAGCCTGCTCCACTTTCTGATTTCGGGGTCCAAGAATCGCCGCGATCTTCTCCCACATCCCGACAGGCATGTCTTTCTTCAAGTTATCGAGGTACTTAGCGCCGACCTGAAATATCGGCGCTAAGAAGCGATTGCCCATCATAACTTCAGCGGAGCAGCGACAGCAGAGTTCTGTCGTGTCGGCGACTTTGAGGAGGAGCTTTTCCTCCGCCGTTAGAAGCTCGTAGCTTTTGTAGTTCAACGAGAATACTTCATCTATCTTTTTCTCCGCAACCTCCACGTGATCACCGAAGCCGTCGAACCACTTCATCGTGGCAGGGATATCCCCTGTGAAGAACTCATAGCCATCATGCTCTAAGATGGCGCTTACGAGTTCCATGCTCGGGGTGTGCTCGGCCAGATAAAATGCCACCACCAGCACCCGAGCGGTGTGGTCCCCGACGGTCTGCTCACGAATGAGCGGGAGCGTGTGATATCTCTTCACGTCGAAAGCGCGAAATAGAAACCCCAATTGTTCAGCGGTCATGTACCTTCCTTTTGTCGTAACGTTCGCAAGCCAGCCTCCAATCCTCCGCTTTGCAGAGGTGCGGCTGACTATTCATAAGTGGAACTGCTACTTCGTTGAAGAAAGGCTCGTTGAAGCCATCCCTTTTGTCTCCGTGTACGAATTCTTCGCATTCTCGGAGCCAACCTTCTATATCCCCTTTGATAATCTTGTAGGGAAGAATTCCCATCTCCGCGTAGGTGTGGAAATGAGGTGGGACCTCCAAGAAATGCCAATGTCGCTCGTAAATATGGAGGTTGTTGGTAATCTGATACATCGAGCCGACTTTTAGATCGACTGCGTGGGCGATTAATTCTTGCAAAAAGGAGAAGTGCACGATGTTTGAACCGAGCGCACCCCACACCAAATCATTCGACCTGTTGAGCACGCTCATATTCAGTCGATCGTCTGCCCTTCGGAAATAGATGTGAGTGTTGCAGGGAATATCTTTTTTCCGCATGTTGAGATCTGCACTTGGATCCCACATGGCGATGACCGCACGTCTCGTGTTGGGGTCCGTTTTAAGGAGTCGAATTGTTTCCAAGATCTGATCGACGCCGAAATGCTCCCGCCACCGATGTCCGTACGCGCCGTGCATTCTGCCATCTGCTTCAGCGAAGTCGGTAATTCGTGGGTTAATGGTTGACAACCAGTAGGCGTCGTTACTGCCTGCCATCATCCACAGACATTCGGCGAAGTGGAAGTATGGATTCTCCTTTCGCCCATCCACGAAGATAACTCGGTGGGTGGGGTCCAATGTCTTGAGAATAACAGGTTCGGGGATGGTTTTCACTAGACCATTTCTTGAATCTTCTTCTACGCCGGAGATTCGCATATTCCAGATTGCTTCGGAGAATAACGCGCTAGCCTCCAGTGCTCGGATTTCCATCCTTTAACTCCTCTATCGTTAAGTTGTAGACGCTGGCGAATTTGTCCGCAGCTTCTTCAGATGCAAAGACCACTACCTGCCAGTCATTTTCCACCGAGACAAGCGCAGTCAGCCGCCCGTCGGGGTAGCGGAACCGCTTCACTAATCTTCCGTCAGTACCGCTGCTTTGGATATCCGATTCCGACATATGCCTTCCAGTATTTGGAGAATTCGCAGAGGCAATTCTGGAAATCTTGCATGCAGATGTTCAAGCCTTCCGGGAAATAATTCTCCTCTAACGTGTGGTACAGGCGGGTAGCAAGGTCCAGAAAATGCCTCTCCGTAACGTCCTGACGCGTCAGGACGTTACGGAGACCACGTAGGCTACCGGGGCCAACAGCCGCCCAACTCCACCAATCTGCGGCCTTTTCGAGTGGGTGGTGCGGAGTATTCTTGATATCTGCTATGATCTGTGCGGCGAGGAAACTTCCCAGCCCTTTGAACTGTCGAAGGTAGCCGAAGTAACATTCCAACGAGTGTTCTCCGGGAAGATACTGCGTTGTGTTATGTTGGACTGTGGACGCAATGTCCACAATGTAGTCAATCTTATCCATTTTCACGCCACAGGTCGTGATGAGATAAGCTGCGTTGAGGTATCGCGCCCCTACATCTCTTCGTGCTTTGATTTTATTTCGGATGTATTCATCATCCCAGACGTCTGGGAAGCCGACATCTTGCAGAGTTTCCGGCAAATTGAGAAGTCGGGCGAGAACCATTGCCGGGATGAAATTCTCGTGATACACGTATGGATTTCGCCAATGTTCAGCGATCCACTTAGTGACTCGGTCATCCTCTCGCCTCACGTTAGTGAAACGATAGTTGTCTAGGATGATATCAGTCGTCCACGGACGCGTCGCCCCCGCCGTATATTGAGCGAGAATCTTTCGTCGTTCCTTGATCCAATAGGCTAGAAGTGCTGGTCGGTCCACGTTCTCCACATCTTCTGGATCCATATTCGAATGCCGCCTTCCATTGAATTATGACATCTTCACGTTCTTGTCCTTGCCATGCCGTCTTCGTGATTTTCTTGACGACACTTACGAAGTCTGGAAACGCGGCCTTCAGCGCATGCGCCGCCGCGCTCTGTTTTTCCATGGTACGATAGGTAGAACATCCACCAGCGGAATTACTCCCACCTTGATTTTGAACGATCCAGTTAATGGTTCGGTGGGTGCATCCACGAGTGAGTAAACTCAACTGAACGTAGAAGTCTTCCATTAACTCTACGGCATCGAAGCGAATTCCGTAATACTGAAGAATATCGACACGATAAGCCAGCGCTCGCAGAGCACGGGTGTTCTCGACATAGCGGTCAGTGCGCCTGTTTCCACCTTCTCGCGGCGCGATCGCTGCGTGCGCGTGCATATTCAATGAAAGCTCTATGTCTTTCACTGCCTCGATTATCTCTGCATCGACAGAAGTGCGAAACTTCGTTGGATCGTCTGTCCGCCGAGTGGCGAATACGAGATCATCATCTAACATCAGTACTTTATTCTGCCCCAGTCCGAGGGCAAAATCACAGACAGTTTGTCGTGCAGCGCCAATTCCTGAAGTATCAACTCCAAGAATCGGCAGCTCGTAGTCCCGATAAGCTGGTATTTCATCCGTCGGCACAACTAGATAGACTTGCTTCCGAATTTCTGGCGGAAGCATCAGCAGGGTCACCTGACGTGTGGCCCGCGCCTTGCTCGGAATGGCGATAAGCATGGGTTAGAATCGATAGAGACCTTGAATGGAGAATTGGTTCATCTTTCCCAGCTCGGTAGTGCGGCCGACATACTCCCAGAGCGCGCGGGCGCTGACCGATTTGTCGAAGGTGTATTCTACTCCGAGTCCACCGCCGCCCACCCAGTCTTTACTCGCCCGTGTCACAGTTGTATCACTCACTAGAACGGGGATAGGGCCGGAGGGTGTCTGAACGTCTCGCGTAGTGATGGTGTGTTCGCGAAAATTAGCCTTCACGTAATTCGCGGACAGCTTTGCGAGCAGATTCCACTGGCCGATGGGGAGGCGGGCGACGCCGGAAAGGGTCCAGATGTTGCCTTCTACGGTTGTAGAGGTGGAGGTGGAACCGCTGAAGGAATTGCTTTCGCTGAAGGTACTCGGCTTCCAGTACGCAGCCTCTAAGCCGATATTGCGATTGAGTTGAAGACCCGTCCCAATTCCAACGGCTCCGTTGCTGTTGATGCTTCCCGCGCCAATGAAGGCATAGGGTTCAGCGATTACAGGCCCTGTCAGGGCTGTCATTGCGACTACTAGCGCAACTCGTCTCATGATAACTCCTCGAAAAGAAAACACCCCGCCGAGGCGGGGTGTGGTCGCATACCGACAATTGAAGTATTACTTCGTGATGGTGGCGGGCTGTCCCTTCACCGCGGTCTGCGCCGGATTCGGCGCAGTGGCGGGCTTTGGCTCGGCCTTGGCCTTCTTCTCGACCATTTTCGGCGTGTAGCCGGCGATGGTGACGTAGCCCCGCGCCGAGTCCCACGCGAGATCGCCGAAGGTGCCGCCCTTGGCGACGAACTCGCCGACGGTCTTCGAGGTCTTGTAGTGCTCGAAACGGTCGTAGGACTTGGAGCCGACGCGCTTCGGGTTCTTCTCGGTTTTCAGGGCGATGGCGGCGTTCTTGTCGAAATTCTTGCTGGTACGGTCTCTCGGAGCCGCCGAGGCGGGTGCGGTGGGACTCGCCGGCTTCTGGGGCTGGCCCGGAACCGGGGTTCCGGAGGGTTTCACTTCGGCCATTTGGGCCTCCTTGGTTGGAAAGTACATTGCGAGTATAACCTGAGGCATAAAGAAAAGCAAGCATTATCGCTTGAACGTCTTTAATCTTCTCACGAATGCCGCTTGTATATCATCCTTCGAGTTGAGAGATTCGATGACTTGCTCGTCAAGTGTGTCGCGGGCCACAATGCGATATACGATGACATGATTTTGCCGCTGCCCTTGACGATACACGCGCCTGATGGCTTGGTCGTAGTACTCGAAGTTCCAAGTCATTCCATACCAGCAGACACGATTGCACGCTTCTTGAAGATTAAGACCGTGACCCATACTGGCGGGGTGCCCAATGAGCAGCGGTAGTTCGCCACGATTGAACTTTTCGATGGCAGATGCTGCCGCCTTGGGCGAAGTTCCGCCATGTATCACTGGAGCATTGGGAAATCGCTCGGCCATGCGTTCATAATCATGTTGGAATTCGTACAGCACGAGGAGTGGCTGGCCCTGAAGTTCCTCTACGAGATCGTCGAGGGCGTCCAACTTGGCATCATGAATCTTGTGGAATTGACGACGCCCCGTACCTTCCGTAGGAACCTCACTATATATCGCCCCATTGGCGACTTGACGACACTTACCTCCGGCGACCGCAGCGTTCGCCGCTACGATCTCTTCTTCTTGAATCTGCGTAATGAAGGCGATTTCCAACTGGCGATAGACTTTACGCGCCTCCGGCGGTAAGTCGACGACTATATCGTTGAACATGATCTCCGGCATCTTAATCCAGTCCTCTGCTTTTAGGCGGAGAACCATTGGATCGATGCGCTTAGCGATTCTATCTGCCGCGTCGAGCTTCGGCTGCCAGTCGTAGCCGCCGAAGCCTGACGGATAGAAGTACTCATTGCGATAATGAGTAATGAAACGGCCAAGGGCGAGTCCTTGATCTAAAATGTAAATCTGCCCGAAGAGATCCATCAGCGAGCGCGGGGTGGGCGTCCCTGTCAAAATCCAGCGGCGCTTAAAGCTAGGAATCATCTGCCGCATCGCTTTGAATCGCTTGGTGGACGAATTCTTGAACTTCGTGCTCTCGTCTACACAAAGAATATCGGCGTTGATATGCTTGAATCTATTATTTTCCAGGAGCCACGACACCGCATCGGGATTGATAAGAAAGATGTCAGCTTCTACGTCGAGGCATTGCTCTTTCATTGGACCGTGAACTATGCAGTAGGTGAGATCACAGAAGTCCGCCCACTTCTGCATTTCGTCAGGCCATGTGACTGCCATTGGGCGGAGTGGGGAGATCACCAACATCCGTCGGTTTATCTTCTTCTGTTTGAGAATCTGGAATGCCGAAAGAGCTATGGAGGTCTTTCCAAGCCCTGGATCCAAGAACATCCCGCCACATCCTTGAGAAATCAACAGCCGGATCGCTCCCTTCTGATAATCCCGGGCGGGCCAGAAGGTACTGCTTTGCTCGTTCGAAAGTGTCTGCGACATAAACTTCGAAGCCCCTCTTCATTAGTAACCTGTGGATGTATTCCTGCAATGGTCTTGCATCTTCACCTACCTGCTTGAACTCAATGAAGACCGCCCTCGGCCCGTAATCAAGAAACAGACGATCGGGCCAGCCGCGCCTGCCGTGAAGATTGAGTTTAATGACGACACCGTCTTGTGCCTCCCACCAATCGACGATGTCTTGCTCTGTCTTCTTTTCTAGTACACGCATGGACCTCCTTTTCTGTTGGAGAATGAACACCAGTTGCAGTGTTGTCCGGGACGTGGGGAGAAGAATGTGTCGTTGAGCATCGGCTCAACACGCTTTGTCCATTCGATCTTTTTAGCTTCGAGATCTTTGCGCTCCAGCTTGGCCGTTACGTCGAAACCTTGATCAATGTAGATTGTGGCGATGTGCGCCTCATCTGACTTGGTGTACGTGCAGAGACCCATGACGAGATAGATATCTCGCTGAAGTCCATGATCTTCCCATACCTTTCCTGACTTCCACTCGCCGATGTGAAGCCACGGCGTATCTTCGAGTACAGCGTCGACTATCCCACGAACCCAGACGTTAGGGGAATCCCATAACTCAGGTTCCCATTTATCATTGAAGGCCCACCGTTCCTCTGCCATGAAACCATCATCGCGCATAGCCTCTGCGCGATGGCGAGCATACAACGGGATAGTGACGCCCCAGTCGCCTGTCTTGAGATAGCCTTCAAGAGAATCATGAAGGCCCGAGCCGCGCGCTGCTGCCGGACCTGGAGGAGAAGAAAGTCGATCCTTGTGCCGATACTTGAACGCCAGCGGGCATTTCTGGTAGAGCCCGTACTGACTAAGCGTCCAGCTCATTTAATTCTCCGAAGTTGCATCCCCAGAAACCATCGGAACGCATAGGGACATCAAATCTGTCACGGTTCATGACTTCTTTAAGAATTTCCATGCTCTCCTGCCACCGCTCTTCGGGGGCGGAGATGTCGATCTCATCGTACATCGTGATGAGAAAGCTATTGTCAACGGGGCGAATTTCGTCCCATTCGATAATACACTGTTTCGTCTGGTCTGCTGCGCTTGGCTGAATTAGATAATTCAGAAGCTTGTATTCAAAAGAACGCATCGCGCCTTTGACGAGTCTGGGGGCTTCCGGAAGATAGAGACGTCCACCCCATGTCCGTAGTGGAATACCTTGACGACCACGAGATCGAAGTGCATCTCCCAGAATGCGAATTCCGGGCAGGGCGGACATGTAGGCTTCACGAAGAGTGTGGGCGCGGCTGTAATCAACACCGAGCTGCTCCGAGAGTCCGGTAACGCCCGAGCCATAAATGATAGAAAATCCAATGATTTTGACCTGCCGCCTTTCTAGCTCAATGCCGGTGAGCTGATGAATCATCAAACGTGTCATTTCATGAGGATCGAGATTCGGATTATCCCGATATGCCGCCATGAGCGCGCCGTCCTCATAGTGCGCCAGAATACGAATTTCCTGCGAAGAGAAGTCGCGCTTCAGCCATCGATGTCCCTCTTCAGGAAGAAGATACTGTCGCATCAGTGGAATCTTAGGAAAGCCTTCTGGGGCCTTGGCCCTCATTTCATTTGGTGGATTGGCGAGATTGGGGTGGTCACAACTAGGCCGACCAGTCCGTGTTCCCTTGAATGTATTCGAACCGCCGTAGCCTTCTTGACGAACTTGATTCCAAGATGGGTGGACTCTTCCTGCGGATGTACTCGCCTGATTATACCATGGAATGCCAAAGGTGCCCAGACACGTCGACATGCCGCCCCTGTACAGCAGCAGGGCCAACAATTCCGGATTAGTCACACCGCTTGTGAGCGCTCCCTTTGCCATGCTCCGCCGCCCGGTAGGGGTAAGTTTCCACTCGGAAACCGCCCCGGCCGAATCCAGCGCCTGTGCTAACTCTTCATCGGAATCAACGTTGAATGTGGTCCCGAGAATTGAATAGACCCTGCTATCCGCTTCTTTCACAGCGGCGCTCATGAGGTCAATATCATGACTAAGACGTTCTGTGTCCACACGGAGACCTCGGCGCTCCGCCGCGTAGAAGATTGGCATCAGCCGTTGTTCACGCTGATAGGCGGCGAGCATGCCCTGCGATTCAATCAACGGATAGAGCTTTTCGAAGAGTCGCCATGTACGGCCGACATCACCGAGAGCGTATGGCTCTACGATCTCTACAGGAGCCTTAGAAATGAAGGCGCCCCAGTTCTTCTTAGTGGCGCCGACTACATTCCGCATGATCCAATCACGGAGAATGTCCTGTTCTTCTGGAGGCTCGCCGAGAATGCGCTCGGCCGATGGCTTTAGACTCAGACTTTCCGCGTGGGGGTCGTGCAGAAAGATGAGAAACTGCGTGTCGTGGACCTTTAATGGATCTTTTGGCATCGGCAGGCCCATCCAGAACATTGCCACCGATGTATCGAACTTGGCATGGTGGAAGAGCATTGACTCATCCCAGCATCCCCGTAGAAATCCCTGCATGTCCTCCCATTTCGTGGCGTATCCGGTAGCCCCATCTGGAGTACGATACGCGAGACCTACTGGTCTCGGAGGAAACTTGCTTGTATTCCCTTCAATCGCTTCTGTTTCAAAGTCCAAGACCCACATGATTATCCCTTAGAATTGTAAGCCGGGGATTCTTACCTTAGGCTCCCCGACAGGCCTGTTCACGGCTTTCCCTGTGATCTAGTACTTCTTGGAAGCCGGTGCGGTTGGCGTCGGTGCCGACTGCTGAGACTTGGCGTATGGCGCGAGCAAAAGATTTTCGCTGGCTTTGATCTTTTGACGCAGCGATTCGATTCGCTCGTTCGGCACGAAGCCGACCTTGTTGAAGTAGACGTGAAACTGATGCTTCGGGTGCGGCTCGGTGTAGATTTCGGAAATCACCGACCACACGGGCCGTCCATCGATGCCGGCGAGTTGCGTGATGTACCCCGCCCAATAGCGAGTGGACGTGACCGGCAACTTCATGATGGCCGTTTCAGCATCCAGAGTGCTTTCGTCCGATTCCAACGCCGTCGCTGGAATGAGCACAAGGCGGCGAACTTGCGAGCACGCCTTGCCCCGACCGCCGCGCGGATCGGATCCCCATGCGTTCTTCGCGCAGCCTTCGCACTTTCCTTCCGGACCGCCCTGTTTATTCTCGGCATCCTCGTGCGGCGCAAGATCATCTTCTTCTCTAGCCATCGCGAAGCAGGCCGGATTGGCCGGCTGCTCCGGATTGAACGGCTTGTCGTACCAGCGGTTCTCGAAAATACCATCGAGAATCACACAGCGGAGGCGATTGCCGGCGACCGGGGTGCCCTGCCACGAAATCTGCCCACCTCGGAGCGAAATTGCTCCGCCAACGGGACGTTCAAGCATCGCAGCGGCCTTCGCCTCGTTGGCGAGCTGCTCTGTTACGCTCTGCGGGAGCGTATTTTGCCTCACCACGGGCATATCGCCCATTGTGGATGGCTGGAGAACCACCTTTTCTTCGGGTTTGACTTCCTGCCTTGCCATTTCGTAACTCCTTATCGGGTTTGTTTGGAAATGCTGAGCTTGTCGACCGGGAACCAAACGATTCCCGGAACTTCCACACCAACGTCCTTGCGTTCCTTCACGGCCTTGGTGTTGATGCGCCGGTAAAGGAGGTCGAACTCACCTGTGTCGCGAATGTGCTTGTAGAGCTTGTCCGCATCATCGAGTGTGGGTTCGAACGAAACGCTGTGGCGAATAATCGCCGCTTTACCTCCGGCAGCGGTGATTTTCCCTTCGCGGAAAGCAGTGATGAGTTTTTCCTTCAACTCTTTTTCTTGTACTTCTCGAAGAGATAGTTCACGCTGCGCCGCCAGACGGTCTTCGCGCATAAGATAGTACGCGTCAACGAGAACCGCGAGCTCTTCAGAAGTCATCGCTCGAGTACCTCGGTCAGCTTGCTGATGGCTTCCTCGAGGCTGCCATGTGCTTCCGAAAGATCATCCACGTTGGATTGATCATCATCGGTGCGCAGAGATTCTGGCTTCGCCTCGAAAGCATCGCTTTCGTCATCTTTGAGGCCTTCGAGGATTTGCGCTTGTGCTTCGAGAATTTCTTGGATTTTCTGAAGTTCCTTCTTTCGCTCTTTATTCACGAGTAACTCCTAAGTAACCAGCCAATCAGTATACCATAGGACGGGTGGACGTGGGTGGAATTGCTTGATTAAGCGCGTCAGTGAAAACTCACCGCGCCGTTATCTGATGCTATCTCGAATGCTTTCATCCAATGGAGATAGCGATCGTAAAACCAGCCGTCATTATTGAATTTTATAGCGCGATCTTTCCACTCCTTGAAGTCTTTGAAGAGTTTCTTGGAGACCGTTGAGGCCAGCGTACCCTCGTGATCCGCGAAATTGATCAATTCGGCGAACGGACCGGGCTTAGGATCAGCCCACATCTTTTCGCAGGTGGTGCCAATTAGATTTGCGAGTTGCTCCCTCCAGGCGTTGTATCCGCTGTAGGATCCAGCATGGAAGTTATGCGTGTGTACGAAAGAATAAAGCATTTCTTCCTTTAGCGGGGCGAAGTTCGACGCGGGGAATTCAGAGTTGTGCCAGAATTGCCGGAGGCCTTCCTCCCAATATGCATAGTAGTCATCATCATCATCATCTTTATCATACGGGCGAATTTCTACAAGTCCGCTATACGCGCTAATATCGAGTCCCATTTGTAACTCCTAGTCTTCGTTATCGTCTTTGCGACGGCCGAAATTGGCGATCGCTCCAAAAATGAAGGAAACTATGATGCTCACCAACACCCAACAGAGAATTGCGATCATTGTCGCACCTCGGTGATAGTGCCCCGTCACACCGGGGCCACGTGAGTCGGACTGATTTACAGAGCGCCGACCAGACTCCGAAATTTCACGCCGCGAGCTTCATCGCGTGGTCCCAAAGACCACGATTGATGTTAACTTGTTCCTTGATCGCCTTTACAGCGCGGATATTGCTGCGCCGCCCGGTGAAAGAACGCCCCGAATGCGTCCTGGAGAGAACGTTCTCCTGAATCACATTGAGGGTAGTCCAGACGTCGTTGGCAGCGTCTTGCTCCCGGCGCTTTTCGAGCAACTGATCGGTCGTGAGAAGCGGTGGAAGTCCGTGATAGCGAAGCTCTAACGCGCGCCGGGCGAAATCGTGCTGCTCGCTGCGGGCGATGCTCTTCCCCGCCATTGTTTTCACGGCGTTGATCAGCACCGGAAGTTCCTCAGTGATGATCTTTACCGCTCCGTACTGGACTGCCTCCAGAGTCGCCGCGTAGCCGGAGTGACGAACCGTCGCGCCGCCGAGCATGGTGCCAACGATCAGACCATTGGCGCACACGAAACTGAAAAGCCCCGAGTAGAGCCGATAGGTCGCCGTACCGTCATGCCCGTTGACGAGAATCATTTCTGGGAACAGCTTGCCGCCGCGCGGATCGTCGAGAGAATCAAAATCCTCGTGGCGGAAGCGAAGCATGTGCCGAGCGTAGGGCGCGCGCTCTTCGGAGCGGCTCTTCGTTTGGGAGGCGCCCATGACCTCCCAGCCGCTGTCCACGAGTCCTTCTACGATGGGTCGCGTGGGGATGAAAACATACGAGCTCGACACGCCCGGATAAGGCTTGGTCGCGTAGATGGCTGGAAGTGCATTGAGATTCGTGGTGTCCATGGTAACTCCTAGGTGATTTTCGTTACGCGAATGGGAACGTCAGCTTGCTCGACGATGCCAACCAGTTTGAATACGCCGAATTGCTTCCCGAGGTTTTCGGGCTTCTGGAGGACATATTTCGCCGCCTCCTCGGCCTTCTGCTGCGTCGGCCAGAGGTATCCGCCCTTACCGAGATACTCGCCCCGCGAGGGGCAGAATCCACCGCGATTGTTTGACATGATACTATAGTCGTCGATGCGGCAGACGATAAAGAATTCCTTCACTTCACGGTCCTTCAGAAACGAGTGCAGTTTCTTCGCCACGGTAGAGCTCCTTTAGGTCTTGCGTTTACGAATTTGACTGACTTTGGTCTTGTCCTTACACCAGTAGAACATATTGTCCTCATCTGGGTTATATTGACCAGACCAATTTTCTATGGCTTCTTTGATGTAAAGAGCTACGCCACGCGAATTCAACGATTTACCATCGGCACCGTTGGCTGGAACTTTAACTTTGAATTCTAGAAAGCGACGCATGGCTAGGTTTTGAAAAACGGAAGAAGTGCGTTATAGATCGCACGGGCTTCGTCAACAGAAACTACGGCCGACTGCCCTTTGGGAAGTGGAATCATGAGCAACACGGCCTCACTTTTCCGCGTGCGATGGATTTTGCGATTCATCGGTGCATCGATTCGGCCCGCACCATTCATTTCGGCGGGAAGCTCTTTGGCGACGGCCCGATAGTTCGCCGCGCGCATCTTGTCTTTCTTTTCTGAAGCCACGATCTTGGCTTCGACAAGCGCGTGGAGCGAGGAAGAAACCGTCCCTATCGGGATATGCTTAAGGGCGGAGTGGATTTGTTGCCCTGAGAGGGGCCGGTCAGCCACTTTCAGTACTTCAAAAATCTCTTTCTTTGGATTGTAACTCATAACTCATGGTCCTTTTCGTCGATGTGTGGGCACTACAGAACCAGTGTACCACAGTCCTTAACGATTAGGGGGATGACCATAGATAAAATGCTCTTTGGCATCTCGTTCACATTTAGCGTGAACACGAACTTCTTTTCCATCGGGAATCTGTACTATTCTATAGAAAAGAGGCTCGCGTCGAGGTTTTCCCCCAGGGCGCAACGTAGCAATGCACAGTCGCGCCAGGGGGCAGCCACTCGCGCAGCTGTTTCAAGGCGCGTTCTTTGTCCTCTGCGGAATACCGGCTCATGTCATTCTCCTTTCGCTTTGGCGATTGCTTTGCGCGCGTCGGCGAAATGCTCGCGGTAGGCGCTTTCGATTTGTTCTCCGCCGTCGGCGAGCGTATCCAGCGCTAACGCGTCCACTAGCTCGGTAAGCGCCGCGAGCAAATCGGGCGCGGCTGCGATCAGGCGCGCGTTCGCATCGCCTTCCGAGTCACGCGGTACCGGCATACGCACGATCAAGCCATAGGCGCTTTGAATTGACGGGCCCGGAAAGCCATCGTGCGCCATCTTATGATAAAGCCACGGTCCAAGGGTGTGTTCGGTTTTCATTGCAATGTCTCCAATGTCCTAGTTAGCTTCAAAGCCTTTGCTTCCAGCCATTCGGCTAGCCGCAGGCATTCGACTTGCGCGCGCTTGACCTGCGCATCGGTCGCACCTTCCGGCAGATCCTTTGCCGATAGGCGCGCGGCGAGCTTGCGCAGGCTTGTCGCGGTAACGTCTTTGTATACCCAGCCCTACAAGATCTTTTCCGCACCACCAGCAAAATGACGGATTACTCAATGGACCTTTTCGTGCGCGGAATTGGGGACATAAAGTTGATCTCCTTGAACGTAGATGCCGAACGGGATGTCGGGATATATTGCCTTCAGTTTTTCCAGCTCTGCCTGCGCTGTTTGAATTCTGTCAAAGTATTGAAGAACCACCGGATCCAAACTGTCGGATCGCATAATGGCGTAGGCCCATCTGAACTCATCTTCATCCATATGGTCCCTTTCGGTCACTTGTGTTCCAGCGCCTCTTATGTGCATAATTAACCCTACGGTTCGCAGGTACATCGAAGCCCCTCTAGGGGCCAGTCGAACCATTATAGGGCAATCGGGGCTGGAACACAAGGGTGAACAATGATGAATCACGAGTCGCCGATTCAGCTGGTGACTTTTCGGGACGTTTATGAATACGCAAAGAAGCGGGGTTTTGGAGAAAGCGATTTTGAGCAGAACGGGTGGCAGATTCTCCCACTCGGAAGGGCTAAAGAAGCTCTCGGCCATCCGGTCTTTCCTTCGGATGCCAATGCCTTCGCTATTGTCTTTCACTATCACAGTCCTGATGGATCGCCGTTTGGATACGCAACACTACGCATCATTCGTGGAGCGAAGGATCCAAGGACATTCGTCGGAACTACCGACGGCGACGGCCCTAAGATGCTTGCTCCTCCAAGGAGGCCGCCGCGTGTCTACTTCAGTCGAAGAGTGGCGTGGGGTTCTCTCCCGATTGGAACGGAAATACATATCCATGAGTCCGTTCTTAAAGCCGAATCGGCGATAAAGAAAGGATATGTTGCCCTTGGAATCTCAGGATGTTGGGGATGGGGATCAAAAATCCATCGAATCCCCCTACTCGAAGACTTCGGACTCCTACCTTGGACTGCAAGAGGTCTCAAGCCCGTCGTGGTTTTCGATTCCAACACAGTACGGGGATATCCAGAATTCCAAGATCTCCTCGATGTGGCTGTCAAACGATTTGCTGGCGCTTTCCAAATTGAACACCACGTTCCAGTTACACGAAGGAAAATACCACCCGGAGCCGGTGGGAACTCGTGGGGGTATGACGATTGGGCGGCTACTGATAATGGTGGTCGTTTTGAGGGAGAGCCTGAGCTGGTTGACTCCGATTCTTCCAGAGCAGCCCTCGAGAAAATCAATGCCGGGTTTGCCTACGATCACGGAACTAATCGCATTGTCACACTCGGTATTCCTCATCAAATCATTTCAGTCCGAGATTTTAAGGATAAGATTAAACCACTTCGATATGAGGACGCTGACGGAGAACTAAAACCGGCGTCGGAAGCATGGCTCGTATGGGATAAACGATTTGAGACATACGGGCCGGTGTATCGTCCAGGGGCTGACTCAATATGGATTGACGCGATCGCGCATCCACATCCAAACATGTGGTCCGGGTGGGGCTGCGATAGTAAAGAAGGCGACGTATTGCCGTTCTTAGATCTTCTAGAGAATTGCCTCACCAAGGAAGAACGCAATGAATTCCTCATGTGGATGGCATGGCCGCTCCAGCATCCTTCGGAAAAGAAAAGCTCGAAGGTTCCTGTCCTTGTCGGACCCGAGGGTGTGGGGAAAAGTGCCATATTCCGCGTTCTTGAAAAGATTCACGGACCGAAGAACTGCGCTTTTATCAACTCTTCGGACCTTGAAAGTTCATTCAATTCGTACATCGCCAACCGTACGCTCGTTGTTGTTGACGATTTTACCAAGATCGATCGGAAGACGAATGCCAAGCTCCGGAATATCGCGACGAATGAGACGATTCGTGTTAACGCGAAATTCACTCCAGAATACGATGTGGAAAACTGGGCCGCGCTCGGATTTACGGGCAATGAATATGATGCGCTCTCAATGGAAGAGGACTCTCGCCGTTTCTTCGTAATGAAGATGACTCCTAGGGTGAAGTGGAGCCTTGCCGAATGGGGATCTTTCTGGAAATGGGCGAGTGAAGCTGGCCCATCAGCACTTCGATTTTATCTTGAGCATTTAGATCTTAGCGCGTTTAAGTCTGATGCTCCCGCACTTCTAACGGAAGGTAAAAAGCTCGTAGCAGAAGCCAGCGCCAATTCTCTTCATTCATGGCTTCGTGAATTGAAGGATTATACCGGCGCACGCCGCGTCTGTACTGCCAAGGAGTTGGATTTCTTGTATGTCCGATTCGGGGGCGGGTCGCAAGACGTAACCCCGGGGAGAACTAAAGCGATTACCGATTGGTTAGCCTCGCACGGTTACGTGCTCGCGACGGAAGCTAAGGTGAAGATTGATGGTCTTCCCTCTCGCGTATGGTCTCTCGATGGTTCTTCTGATTGGAGCTCGTTGGCGATAAAAGAAGAAATGGCTAAGAATCCGCTAATTCTACCGAGTAAACTCGATTGATTGAAATCCTTTTCATTGTGCTCGTGATTCTCATAATCGCGAGCGGCTGTGGTCCAGAAGAATGATGCGCCGATGTAAGGGATGTAAGAGGACTTTGCCCTTGCGCGACTTTCCTGCTCCGCTCGGGGTTTATTGTCGGATATGCGCGCGGCTCAAACCGCGAATTAAGACACTTACGCGAATGCGACAATCAATATATGTCGATGATCCGGGTAGTACCGATATTGATGCGATTTATAAGAAAGCGAGGGGATACAAATGAATAGAGGATGGATCGGAGTAGATCTTGATGGAACACTCGCCCATTATGACGAGTGGAAGGATGGCGCCATTGGCGAGGCAGTGCTCCCGATGCTCCTACGTGTGAAGAAATGGGTGGGGGAGGGGCGGGAAGTCAGAATCTTTACTGCGCGAATTAGTGATCCGCGATATGTCGATAAGCTCCTTGCTGATTGGACTATTTGGTGTCGTCGCTATGGACTTCCGATTTTGAAGCTCACAAACGTCAAAGACTTCCACATGATTGAGCTCTGGGATGATCGAGCGATCCAAATCGTGAAAAACACGGGCATCAGGGCTGATGGTCAGCCGTAGCGAGTTCGTTGAGAAGGATACGATGAGCAAGGCTCAGCTTCTTCCAATACTTCGCCAGCGCACGCCTCGCGAAATCATCGGGCACTTCGGAGCGCGGCCCGCGCGGGTAGAATTTGGTGAGTTCCCAAAGCGCT